ATATCACTAGACCTGTTAGCTCTATTTCTAATAATTGCTAACATTACATAGGATTGATAATCTTCGGTAAATCTGTCATTAGCCATACCATCAAGAGCACCACTATCTACAACTGATATAATTTCTTCTGCTGTAAAACCGTATCTACCAAAATCAGTGTATCCTTGTTTCGCCATTCTATAGACTGACTCTATATTATAATCAGTAAGTTTTGATGAAGGCATAACACCTACAATTCTACCTGTAGGCTTTTTAAAATAGTCATCGTTCTCTTGATCAGATAATTCTCCTCTATGATTTTTTGAAATACTTTTTCTTTGACGTTCTTTAGCAAAACCATTAAGCAGTTTAGCTGCACTTTCTTTATCTTTTTCTATAAAGTTATGTACTTTTGTAGGATCAGACACACCACCTTGTCCAACTTCTGCATAGTCTTCGGGTGTTAACTCTGCATAATCTTTTTTATAAGTAAGTAATCCTGTATCCTTATCCAGACCGCCTGTAGCTTTTAGTCTTTCTATAGCAAACTCGATGTCATTCATAAAAGTACCGTCTTCTTGACGTATCTTTGTACCTTTTATCACTTCCTTAAAGTACTCAGGCATGGGCCCACCACTTTGTAGAAAACGATTCATCTGCCTTAATGCTTCTTTTTCGTATACTGAATTAAACTTAGAATTGTTAAGTAAAGATTTATCGTTTATCAAATCATTTCTATCGTTTGCATAATCTGTAGCTGTTGTAAGTATTTTAGATTTGTAAAAATCTTTATACCCTCCTGTTTGTAGTGTTTTTATAACGTCATCTAAATGTTTTCCTACAGCTTCTCCTTCACTTATATTAGTAGCATCGGTCTCTTTCTTAACTTTAGCCCTAAGATCACCTACAGCTGCATCTATCTGATACTTCATGGGCTGTGTTAGTTCTCCTTTGTCTACACCCTGTTGTTTGCCTGCAATTATTTTCATCGCAGTTTCCATATCTTGCCTCGCTCTGTATATCTGGTCTTGACTTTTACCAGCAGACGGATGATCTCCGAAGTTAGCACCAGTCTGTTCTCTAGTTAAAGCGGACTTTATTTTTTCTGGATAGTCCTCACCTTTCAGTTCTGGAATATCTCTCCACTGTGCCATTAGTTTAAATACCACACCAGAAGGAGGATTACCGTCAAATTGATTAAAGACTTCATCCATTTGTTCGTTAAACTTATTTGTTGCAGCTACTTTTTCTTTATCAACATCACCTCTAAAAGCCATCATCGCATTTGTTAAATTACGAGTGTTAGCTTTGGTGCTTTTAAAATTACTATTTGCTAAAGTTGTAGTCTCACCAGTAGCACTATGAGTAAACTGAGCTTGATTTAATAAATAGTCAGCATCAGTATCATCCATACCGTTTTGCCCCTGACTTACCATGGATGATACTTCAGATACTAAATAGTTTTGAGCTTCTAACTTTGTCTTAAAATTTTTTTCTTTCTGTATGTATTCTATTAAACCATCTGTTCCATCTATATTAGGTATAATATCTTCACCGTCTTCACCGGGTTTTTTACGATTTTGTATTACTTCTACAATACGACTTCTAATTTTTTTAGTTTGGTTTGCCTCTGCTCTGCTATCAGTAACGCTTTCCCATCTTTGCATCTTGGCTTGTTTTCTACGACGCATTTCTGGGGCTAAAGTTTTAATATAAAATCTATCGAACTCTTTATCTGACATACCATAAGCTTTTGCTTGTAGTATCATTTTAGATAAAAAGAGGTCTTCTACACTATCGTATAAAGATAAAGCAGCGTCTTGATCGTCTATTAAAAGAAAGTTATTTTCTGTTAGAAATTTATTTTTGGCAGTAAAGCCTTTTTCAAACAACTCCTGTTTCAGTTGACGTTGTGTTAAGTCTGCGGCGTTATCCGCGTTTCTAACTTTAAATAAGTTTTTTGCAAGAGCAGAGTCAAAATTATCTTTATTTATGTTCTCATGCAACTCTTTAGTAAAGTCAGCATCTTTTATACTAAAGTTACCTTCTGCATCAGTATACTTTTTTCTAAGTGCTTCTAGGTCTTCTTTAGCTAACCGGTTAAGTTCTCTAGCTTCTTCGCCTGCTTTACGTGCTTCAACAAATTGAGCAGCAGATTTTGAAAAGTTTACTAAACCTTGTAAGTTATCGTCAAAGTTTTTTTGTTGTAATTCTCTGATTCTGACCATCTGCTGATAGAAGTCCTCGGAATCAGCCTTAGCGTCATCTATCGCATTATTGGTCGCTTCAGTCATATCAGCGTCTGTTTGCAAGTAGTTGGTCTTGCTGATGTCGGGTAACTGATCCCGTGGTGTACCAACTACGGTTCCAAATGATGATGTCATAATTTATCCAAAGATTTTTCCAATAGAGGCAAAACCGCCTGCCTGACCAAAGCTTGCAGCTGATGAAGCTATACTTAAGCCTGCTTGTGCAATCTGTAACGCACCACCAAGTCTGTTTGTTGGAGGCATCATAACAGGCATACCGTATTGTGGAGGTAAACCTAGTGCTTCTTTAGCTGAAGCATTTGCTGCTTGGAATTTACGAACAGCACCTTGTCGTGAATATGCTAAATTTCTTGGTATAGCATCTAACACACTTTGTACCTCGCTTTCAGCTTGTAGTACGGATTGGTATCCAGCCAAACCGAACCTTCTACTTCTACCACCTTCGTTTACTTTTTGACTTGCAAAATATTTACGATAGGCATTTTCTATATTCTTTCTACCTTTACCTTGGGTAATAATAGCTTTCGCATAAGCATCTGCGTTGTCTCGGCTAAAACCTAATACGTTTAAGTTTTGCTGTCTTTCAAGTGTAGTCTCTCTATTAAAAAACTTTACACCTTCAGACTTAAAAGCAAATGCCTTTTGTTTAGCTCTTTCTCTAGCAGCTGCTCGCTGCCCTGCATTAGCATCTACGCACACGGCAAAATTCTATAAATGTTACATTGTTCGGCCCATGTTTTAACTTACGTAAAAACTTGAAACCAAGAAACTTCAGCAGTTTTAAATGTACTGTGTTTCTACTATCAACTATATTCCAAAGGAGTTGCTCTTCACGGCTATCGACATACCGTTTCGCTTCTCTTGCGAATGTAATTGGGTATCGGTGTATATCAGGGGTGCATAGCATCCATATATCACCATCTTCTCCTACTCCGGCCATGCCAGCAGTCTTGCCGTCAGGCACTGTGAAATACACGTAGGATGAGTTGTGATCCATCAAAAGAGGTAGAAGGGTAGGATCTATCCCGTGCCCTTCTTTCACCTCTCTGAGGTCGTCTGGACGGAGGTTAGAGGCCACCTCTTTAGCAGCCTCTAATGTGAGTGGGTGTATGTATTTAGACACGTTTGTAAAATCTGGGTGAAAAGTCCCCTTCCCAAGACAGTGCACGTAGCGTAGCTGGGGCAGGGTGTGATGATCTAAGCGTGACATCAACGTTTGTATTTCTTTCGTATACAGGTATAGTCTTGATAAATTCATCGAGAAACGGTGCATCAGACACATCGTACTCGTCCATAGTTGTGGACTCATATACTTCTGTGTAGTCTGGTTTACCTACGCGTTCAAGTGTAGTTTCATATAATCCTATTTTACCGAAGTGTATCTTAAGTCTATGTAAAACTAATGACGAGTTTACGTCAGCTCTAGATTTACCACCTACATTTGCAGTTGCGTAAAATCTTGGAAACTTAACTTCGTATGGGTATATGTAACCTATAACTAATGTTACGCCGTCCCACTTACCCGGCACAGTAAAACTTGTACCTGATACTGTGGGTTTTGCGTACCTACCAACACGTGATGCAGTGTTGTTTGTATCAATAATTACTAGATCGTGGTTGGGTGTAGTTACGGTATTTAACCAGCCCACATTACTGAAGGTTGTGATATTCGTAGTTGCGTTAAAGCTGCCACCGCTAACAGTAGTATGATTATCCACGTGTAGTAAGAAATCTGTTTCATCTTGTACTATGCTTGGGTCGTCTGATGTCTGCACTAGCCTAACACTTTGTAGATAATAATCACTATCTAAAAAGAAGTATTCATCATTTATAATAAAATGATATATCAATGGATTGTTTAGTTTCCATTTAAACCATGCAGCTTGTTGTCGTTGCTCAGATACTTGAAAATATTTATAACCAAAGACGACGTCTGAGCCTGTCTTACTTATTAGTATCATAGAGTTTTCTCTAGAGTTTGTAAGTAAGTCTATATCTTTTGGTAATAATGTAGGTACAACCTTACTAACTTCGACTACAGCAGCTTCACCTTCTCTTCGTACATTTGCCATTTCATTGAAGCGACTAAATTTACCAGAGTTATCTACATAAGCTAAGGTGCTGCCTAAAGAAATAGGAGCTATATCTTTATTATAATTAAAGGTTGATATGCTACGCAACTTCGCAGTGTCAGGGTTAAGAACTGTATCATCTGATGCAAGTAGAAACTGTTGGTTGGTACTAAAAATTACCAATCCTGTGCTAGTTTCTATACCATCAAACAGTTCTGATGGAAACATAGATGCAGCAGATATATCAATAGGATCACTAGCTGATACTGTAAGAGCTGTTTCAATAAAGAAGTCAGGGTTTCCAAGAGAGCCCGGCCGTGATGTTACTACATTTTCTCCTGACAGGAGTGCTAGCCTGTTTCGGAAAAACAGCACTTTATTAATACGTGCTCCTACAAAACTAGGATCTGGGTTGGTAAGTGTGTCACCTACTCGTCTATCCTTATAAACAAAGGGTCTGACTGTAAAAGTAGTTGTAGCTGTACGTTGTATAACCAACGGCATATTAGTAAGTGTTTTAGTTATACCCGGTTTTGCACACTCAGACCATGATCCTGAGCCATCCTTATCGTTCTGGCCGTCAAATCTAAGGTAATAGTCATCTTCATCAGCTCGTAGAGCATTAGATACTTTGACTATATACCCGTGTTTACATTGGTTAGGTAAGTTTTGTACATCATTAACAGAGCCTTGAAAGCATCGCATTAAGTCATCTTCTACAACCTCTAAACTAAACTGGTTAGCACTAGAAAGATATATACCCGTACCAATTTGCTTACCGGTTATACCGCTAGGAAGGTCAGCTATAATACCACCAATAATAGTATCAGCAGTCACAGCTGTATCTGCGTCAAAAGGTGTAGGTTCTGGACGTATAAGGCCGTCTCCGGCTGATGATACAGTTGCATTAACTTGTGTAGATTCGTGATCTACTACCTCTATAGTATAGTTATAACTAACTGATGCAGAGTCTAGTGTTACTGTAGTCTCGTCGCCTGTAACCCAACCTTCTCCACCATGCAATAGTACAGCTTCTCTGTTGTAACTACATCTATAGTTTTGGCCGTCTGGGCCATCGCTACTAGCATTATAGTTAGGGCTAACACCTTGCTGCCCTAAAGCGTTAATTCTAAATATTAAATTTTTCTTAGATCCTGAGTCTACACTAAACACCTGTGTACCTATACCGGGGCAGTGGCCTGTGCCATCTGACTCGTCTAGTGTATCACTCTTTATTTTTATACGTGTAGCTCTAGTAACTGTAGTAACTGTTGTATTAGCACCGTGTACGTTTACACCATATTGCCTACCGTTTTCAGAACGTAACAGTTCTATAAACCCAAAGTGAGCATCTGGTGTAGCATCGGTGGTGCCAGTCATCCCAACGAGAGTGTTAGCATTAGTACTATCACGACTATTAACAAAGGTGGTATCGTTAATTGTGAGGAATTGGAGGTTTTCTGGGACACTTGTTGCTAGATAATTTTGTACTGTAGTTTGGTGATTTACACCGCTATGTGTGTAGCTAGTAGTCATCTGTTGACCATCACTACAACGCCATACTCTAACCTGACCGTCAGCTGCTACTTGACCTATGTAAGATCCTTCAGTCTCGTCACGAAAATAATGAAACCACGAACCACCACTCTGTACGTTGGCTAGTTTGTCAGATCCAATTCGTTTAGCACCC